GGCGTATCGAGGACAGCGACCCCGGCATGTCGGGGATCACCGGCTCAATCACGGGCCTCTTCAAGGACACGGCGCTGCTCGCCGCGGCATCCAGCAATCCGCCCACGCCGATGGAGATCGGCGTCGGCTGGACCGTCGGCGCCCATTCGCTGACCTTCCTGCTTGGCCGGATCTTCCTGCCCCGCGTGAAGCGGCCAATCTCGGGGCCGAACGGCATCCAGCAGCAGTTCAACCTGATGGGTGCCAAGGCGGCCAGCGGCTTCTCGGTCGTCACCACGCTGGTGAACGACGTGCCGAGCTACACCGCCTGATGCTGATCGTCCGGAAGCCGCAGGAGCCCGCCTGGACGCCGGTGCTCGGCGCTCAGGTGCTGTTCGCCCCGATCGACCGAGCGATGATGATGCGCGCCCGCCGCGCGGCGCGCGAGGCGTCGCAGGACCTCGCGGAAGGGGTCGACCCGGCCGACCTGATCGACGACCTCAGCACCACGGTCAGCCGCGTCCTCATCCTGGAAGGCGCGCTGAACTGGCAGGGCGTTCGGGTGCTCAGCGATGCGGAGGACGAAGGCCCCGGTGAGGAGCTCCCATTCTCGCGCGAGAACCTCGAGATGGCGCTCGCCGACCCGGTCACCTTCGACGCGTTCGAAGACGCCTACGTCACGCCCTTCGCGCTCCGCGAGCGACAGCAGGCCGAGCCGGGAAACGCCTCGTCCGCCTCGCCGGCTGGCACTGGGGCGAAGGCGGAGATGCAGCCCAGCGATACTGCCACCTCTCCTGCGTCGCCGAAAGCGGCCGGCGATGCGGCTCCTGTCCGTACGTTGTCGAAGAGCCCCGAACCCCGGAAGAAGAAGACGTCTGGCAAGTCCTGACGTCCTGTGACCGCCAGCTTCGGACTGGCGGGATGGGGATGCCGATCGGGCTGGACTTCGGCGCGATCATGACCATGGGCGCCCACCTCGGCGCCGACATGGAACTGCTCGCGGGTGTCCTGCCCCGGATCGAACCCATCATCATCAGCAACCTGTCCGGCGATGAGTCGGAGGCTGGCGACGAGCCGGTCGATAGCGGAACGGAGGACTGATGGCACGTCAGATCGCGATCCGCCTCGGCACCGAGGGCAAGGCGCAGGTCGTTGCCGACCTCGATAGCATCGGGAAGACCGGCGACGCCGCCTTCAACCGCGTCGCGCGCGCCGCGGAGCGCGCCGGCCGCGATGCCGACGCCGCGATCGCGCGGGCCAACCAGCAGGCGAGCAAGCTGGCCGCCCTCATGCCGGGGCTCAACCCGGCCAAGCTCGACATGGCGGCGGGCATCCAGGAAGGGACGCGCAAGTCGGCGGAATCGTCGGCCGCGGTCTTCTCCGCTGCCTACGCGCAGATGGAGCGACGCGCGGAAGCGCTGCGCCAGGCGCTAGACCCGGTCTACGCCGCGCAGCAGCGGTTCAACAAGGAGGTTGGCGACGCCCGCACACTGATCGCCGCGGGCGCGATCTCGCTGGACGAGTATGTCGCCGTCCTTCGCCGCGAGCAGGCCGCACTGGATGCGGTCGGCGCGCAGAATGGGCAGGTGGTGCGGTCGAGCGGCGCGCTCGGTCAGGCAATGGCGGGCGCCTCTTACCAGGTGCAGGATCTGGTGACCCAGATCAGCATGGGCGCCAATCCGATACAGGCGTTTGTGGTGCAGGGCGGCCAGCTCGCCGGCCAGTTCATGAACGTTGGGGGCAAGGCCGAGGCGGTCGCGCGCTTCATCATGGGGCCGTGGGGGCTGGCGATGCAGATCGGCCTGATGGCGCTCACCCCGCTGGTCAATATGCTGTTCAAGAGCAGCGAGGCTTCGGACGCGGCGAAGAAGTCGGCGGAGGAGCAGCGCCGCGCGCTCATCGCCCTCCAAGATGCTCAAGAGAAGGCCATCCTAACCGCGGAGCGGAAGCAGGCGATCGACGTCGCCGCGCTGAAGACCGCGTTCGATACCGCCATGGCGACCCGCCAGCAGACGCAGGCCCTGTTGCAGCAGGCGCTCCAGGAAGAGCGGGTCGCCAACCAGCGGGCGCAGGGGCCGGGGCAGCGCGGCGAGATTGCGGCGCTCGGCGCACCCATCGCGAGCGGCCGCGCCGCGGCGCTGGAGAAGCAGCTGGCGGACAACACCCGCGAGATGGCGGAGGCGCGCAAGGCATTCGATCTCGGCTTCGGTCGCCTCGTCGGCATGAAGGTCGACGCTCGGTCGAACCCAACCGGGCTCGTGAACGCGCAGTATGAGGCCGCGAGGTCCGAGGCCATGCGCAGCCTGGCGGGCGACCCGGAGCGCCTTGCGGCGCGTCTGCGCAGCCTCAACACCACCCGAGACGCCGAGCTTGAGCGGATCAAGAAGCTGGAGGAGGCCGAGCGCAAGCTGGGCGAGGTCCGGCGCGACGGCGAGACGCTGACCGCGAATGCTGTGTCCAAGATGCTGCGCGGCGCCCTGCCCGGTGTCCAGATCACCAGCACCACGGGCGGCAAGCACGTCGCGAACAGCTACCACTACCGTCCCGGCGGTCAGGCTGTCGACTTCGTCCCGGCCGGCGGCATGTCGTCGATGACGAAGGCCGACGTCCGACGCATCTTCGAGAGCCGCGGAATCCAGATCGTCGAATTGCTCGGCCCTGGCGACAAGGGGCACAGCGATCACTTCCACGTCGCGTGGACCAAGGGGAAACTGGCGCTCGACGACTTCACCGATGCCGCCAAGCGCGCGCGCGACGAGGCGGAGATGCTGAACGGCATCCTCTCCGACGCGCGCGGCGTCGATGTGGGGCAGATCCTGGCGGCGCAGGCGGCGCAGCGCGCGGAGGCAGTGCGCAACCTCGTGGGCAACGACGATCCGCTAAAGGTAGCTTCGGGTCAGGAGATTCAGGCGGTGGACGCGGCCGAGCGGGAGGTGGAGCAGAACCGCATTCAGGCCGGCAAGGAGCGCGTCCAGCAGCTGGCGAACTTCTATCAGACGGTCTTCAACAACGGCACGGGATCGATCTGGGACATGTTCAAGCAGCGGGGAATGGCCGTGCTGGCCGACCTGTTGGCGAAGTGGACACTTGGCAGCGGCGGGGACAGCGGAATCGCCGGAGCGATCGCGGGGCTTCTGCGCGGCGGCAAATCTGACGCCCAGCTCGGCGCCGATATCGCTTCGTCCGCAAATGCCGCTCTTGCGACGATACCCAAACTTGCCGGGGGAACGGAATACTGGGCGGGCGGCACCGCCTTGCTCGGTGAGCATGGGCCGGAGCGCGCATGGCTACCGCGGGGCACGCGCGTGTCCCCCGCCGGGCTGACGCGTCGAGGCATGGCTGGAAACGACAACCCCGCGCCGTCGACGATCACCGCGACTTTCCACAACACCTACCGGTTCGAAGGCGTGGCGATCACCCAAGAGCAGTTTGTGGCCGGCCTCCAGGCGACGCAGCAGGCGACGATGCAGCGCATCAGCGACCTCAATCGTCGGAGGGCCTGATGCCGGACATCTTGTGGCCTGAGGATCTGCGACCGTCAGCACAGACCTTCTATCTGCAACCGCATGTCGGAGGCCAGGAGAGCCCCCTCACCCGCACGCGAAAGGTCTATGGCCTGTCGGCGCCGCGGTGGATTGCCCGCGTGACCCTGACCGCGCGCGCATGGGGAGGCGGCGCTCAGGCGATCCGAGCGGGCAGGATCGAAGGGCTGATCGCCGATCTTGAGGGTGGACTGAATCGCCTCTCCCTGTGGGACTTCCGGCGCGAGACGACGATCCGGCCTCAGTCGATCACTGCCACCCTCACCACGGTCGCGGCGTCCCGCGGATCAACGACCATGTCGATCGCCGGCTTCTCGCCGTACTCAACGGCATTCAGCGTTGGAGACTACGTGGGCGGCGATGGTCGGCCGCACCTGGTGACCGCGGTCTCGATCGCTGGGCCTGATGGGGTGGCGCAGGTCACGTTCAAGCCGCCGCTTTCCGCAGATGTGCCGTCCGGCCCCGCCGTCGTCAGCCGCGTGCCGGGCTGGTTCCGCCTGATGTCGGAGGATGCGGGCAACAACGACACCGCAGCGCGCCAGCGCACGAGCTACACGCTCGAGTTCGTCGAGGCACTGCCATGAGCGGCCTCCGCAACCTTCCCCCGCCGCTGGCCGAGGAGATCGAGCAGCCAGCACTTCGCCCTTTCCTCGGCGTGCACATCGACCTTCCGGACCCGGTATTCGCGGTGACCGGCAATGCAACGATCAGCTTCGGCGGACAGGAGTGGTCAGCGATCGGCGGCCTCGGCCAGATCGATGTGATCGGCGAGGGCTCCGACGGTTCCTCTACCGGCGTTCGCGCGACGATCTACCAAGTGCCCAGCGAGTTCCGCGACGATGTTGCCGATCAAGCATTGCGCGGCTGCCTCTACGAGCTTTGCGTCGGCGCGCTGGATGCCAGCTATCAGGACGTGATCGGCTTCAAGACAATCTGGAAAGGGCGCCTGGACACGTACGAGATCGTCGATGCGGGCGAGACGATCACCGTCACCGCTGGCGGCGAGAGCCGAATGCGAGATCAGCGCCGGCCGGCAATCAAGCGCTTCACCGATTGGTGGCAGCAGCGTCGCCACCCAGGCGACCGGTTCTTCGAATACGTCAGCCGAATGACCGAAGTGCCGGTGCTTTGGGCTAAGGCCAAGCAGGAGTCCGTGCTGTGACCGCGGCCTGGGAAGCTCACTGCGGCGACCTGTGGCGCGCTCATGTGCTGGCCGCTACCGGGCGCGACATCTGCGATGTTGTGGGTCCGTCCCCCCGGCGTCCCGCCGACTGGACGGCAATGATGCGTCGGCTCGGCGTGCGGTCGATGGATGGCGTGCTCTCGGCGTTTCACGGTGACCCGATCACGTCGCGACGCGCCATGCGTGGGGATATCGTGCGGCGTGGCTGGGCCATAGGCGTCTGCCGTGGGGACAGGGCCGAGTTCATTGGCGGCGAAATGGTCTCAATGAGCGAGGTTGATGTGGCTTGGCGACTACAGGCAGCGCCGCACCTCGCGCACGACACGACCTCCCGAAACGCCTCGAAGCAGCACATGCCGGCGCTCCCCAGCGACGATGCCGATGCGCGTCACCGTTCGACCGAAATTGGTGAATAGCACGCGCGTGACCCCGCCCACTTCAGGCAGCACGCTGGGGTTCGCAAGGTAGCCTAGCCTCTCAGCGAAGCATGAGGCGAGCTCGCCCGCAGGGCGCACGCTCTCAAAGCTCTTCTTCACCTTCGGCTCCGCAGTCGCGGCTGAAATTGCCGCCAGAGCCGCCGCAGCGGCGAGAATCGTCAACCGGATCATGCCGGTAGCATAGCGAGGGGTCAGGATGGGGAAAGTGGTCAAGGCGGTGGCCGTAATCGCTGTTGCTGCCGCGATCGCCTACTTCGCCCCTCAACTCGCGCCAGCGTTTCTGACCGCAGCCATAGGAAGCACCGCTGCAACCGCCGCTGTGGCGGCCGCTCTGACCTTGGCCGTCGGCGCAGTTACGTCCGCACTGACACCTCGCCCCTCGACAAATGCTGCCCCTTCCGTCTTTCGACAATCCGTCGCAAACAGCTTCATCGTCTACGGCAAGCGACGTGTCGGCGGCCTGCTGGTGTTCTTCCATCCGGCCAAGATCAACGGCAACAATTACCGCTACTTCGTGATCGCGGTGGCCGGACACCGCTGCAAGGGCGTGCTGCGCTGGTTCCTGAACGACGAGGTCGTGACAGTGAACGCGCAGGGGCTGGTCACCAGCGGCGCCTACAAGAATCGGGCGTGGCTGTGGTTCGGGCGCGGCACTGACGGGAACGAGGCACCCAACGTCTTCCTGACCGAGACGAGCGGCAAATGGACGACCGCTCACGCTGGCAAGGGCGTCGCCAAGATATACGCTCAGTTTCAGATGACGGACGAGGTTGTGCAGGCAGGGATGCCGAACATCAC